GTTTGAGTTTGGAAAAACAGCAAATTGATTTTGATCTTGTTATTGAAAAACTCACCGCCCGCCCACTCCAAAATAACGAGGAAGGCAATGTTTAACGGCAGAACACAAGATTACGATGACACTACCATCACAAATAGCGGATTCTGGTGTGACATCACTATTGATGAATTTCAAAAACAACGGGCAATTCCATTACAGATCCCCGTTGAAATGGTGAAGGCGGTACTAATTGCTGCTATGCAAGGGATTAACATTGATTTAGCAGAAGTAGAAGAAAACTACCGCAAAAGCAAAATCAATTCTGTGCAAGAAATTTCAGCGCAACGTATTGACGGCGAAAATTACGCAGAAAGCCTTTACAAGAAGGCAGTATTCGCCAGAGCAAAAGCGGAGTTGTTACCAGAATTTAATACGCTTTCGGGGCGAGAAATTCACCAAAATCGCGAATATGTGGCCGAACAAAAAAGCCTATTAGCCGAGGCAACTCATGCTATTCGCACATTAAAAGGTAAAAAACGGGGTTCCGTGTGGCTACTGTAAAGAAAATGCTGTATCAGCAACTCACTGATTTTTTGCTCACAAAATTGCCGAAACGCTATCACGGGAATTTTTACAGCTGGATTGAAGAGGGCAAATTATTGAATGAAGGGCGACAAGTGACCGAAAACGGCATTGAAGTGTGCCACCTTTCCTATAACGGTGTATTTCACTTTGAGGCTTTGCCATTCAACGAAATTTCCCCCGCTTATCTAATGGCGCATATTCAAGTGTGGGTAAACGAAAATGACCCCATGCGCGATGTATTGGATGAAAATGAAATCCCATTTGATTTAGACATTATCGACGATAACACAGCAGATTTAATCTTTACTATCGCTTTCCGTGAGCCACTCACGGCAATAGAAGATAGCGAAGGCGAATTAAAAATTGATGGTGTGAATTATCGTTTAGATGAAATTGAAGTTTTCACGGCCGAAGAAATTGATGTTGTCGTAAGGGTTGAACATGAACATCCGAATGGGGATTGATAAAGAAGACTTAAAGAAGTTCTTGAAAGATCTTGAAATCATCAGTTTACCCGATAAGAAAAAACGTGAAATTTTAATCCGCTCTTTGCAAATGATTAAACGCCAAGCAGTGAAAAGCGCGGCAAACCAACGTAACCCGATGGGCGGAAGTTGGAAGAAACGAAAAAACGGTACAGCAAAAATGCTACGCCGAATTGCAAAGTTAGCCAACAGTAAAGCCGAAAAAGCGCAAGGCGCATTGTTTTATAAGCAAAAACGAACGGGCGAAATTGCGCAAGAACACCAAGAAGGAATTCCGCACTTATTTAAAAAAACGGAGTTCCCCGGCAAAAATAAAGGTGGCATTGGGTCAGACCCTTGCACCTTGCGCCAAGCAAAGAAATTAAAAGATTTAGGTTATACCGTGGCAAACGGTAAAACAAAAAACGGCAAAGCGAAACGCCGCAAGCCGACATTAAGCGAAATCCGCAGCACCTTATCACGTGCGAAAGCCAGTTTGATTATACGTAAACTGGAAGAAAAGAACGGTATGAATCCGAGTAGACATTTAACGCAATGGATAATTCCAACGGAAAAACGCCCATTCTTGGATACACGTGAAGAAGAAAACGCCAAGATTATTTTGGCGGAAATTCAAAAATATACTCAAAAACAACAATAAGAGGACAATAAAGAATGTTCCCATCTGTACAAATTAACGCTCTTAATCAGTTAAGTGGCGAAACTAAGGAAATCGAACGCCACGCCTTGTTTGTCGGCGTAGGCACCGTTAATCCAGGAAAGTTATTGGCATTAACGCCTGATTCCGATTTTGACAAAGTATTTGGCGAAACCGATACAGACTTAAAAAAACAAGTGCGTGCGGCAATGCTTAATGCGGGGCAAAACTGGTTTGCGCATGTTTATATTGCACAAGAAGACGGCTATGACTT